CTGTCGTTTCATGAGCAGTTTATTTTCGATGAGTGGGCCCCGCGCATTGCCGCTGCCTCATCGAAGCTTATTGAACACATGCCTCCGATAATGTCGTATCGCACGCTTCAGCGCGTGCATATGGCTGAACCGGAGACATTTTGAAGCTTGCCCAAGACCTCACACCTCGATCCTGGCTGTTGTTGCAAAACCTGAGATATAAAGCAACAGCCATTGCGTCGTGTGAGAAGGTCCTTAGCTATTTAGCTTTACTGTTCAAGGTGGGACGGGTAACCCCCAATACCTAGAGCACTCAGGTACGACGTCTGGATTGAGTCATCCTTTCGTTTAAACACCGACTTGCTTCATCATCATCTTCCATGACAGGCTCGCAACCTAACCTAAACACTGCGACCCAACAAAACATCACCTTCCATGCTGATGAGAAAGTCATCGTGAAACACTTCCCTAGCCCCCGGGATCTTCCGGTTGGTTTAAGGCGTGACCTTCACGAAAATCGGGTTCATTCTCTGATTGACTATCTCCAACGCCCTATCCGCGTTACTGACGGATCTTGGTCCACAAGTCAGGCAGCAAACACTGAACTCTTCTCCTTTTCCCTACCAGAAGATGCTATCTCTACATCCGACATGTTTGCGAACAAGATGCAAGGTTTTCTTGGATTTCGTGCCAAGGCCTGTGTTAAGGTTCAAATCAATGCCCAACGTTTTCAACAAGGGCGGTTGCTCCTTCACTACGTGCCCAATGGACAAGTCCAGAAGCTTCGAGAGAGCATTATCATGCAAAATCTTACACTCAAAACACAGACCCCCAGAGTTGAGATTGACTGCTCTACCACAACCTCCGCAATCCTTGAGATGCCTTATGTGTCGCCTTACACCCACTTCAACTTCCAAGACTACACTGGTCCCATTGGCAATTTTCATATGTGTGTGTACTCTCCTCTTGTCTCCACTGCCTCTTCTACCGTTTCTTACACAGTCTGGGTCTGGTTTGAGGACATTGAGCTTTCTTTCCCCACATATGAGTTCACTCCACAAGCTGAAGTTTTCCGTCCACAGGGTATCAGCGAGGCTGTCACATCAGCTGGTCGAGCCGTTGCGTCTGTTGTCGGAGTCGGTTCGATTTCCGAGGCCGAACTGGCGAAGACAGGACCGGGGCCCGTTGGGCGTGTTGCAGCTACCGTTTCTGCGGCGGCTGACGCGCTCACATCTGTTCCGATGCTTGCTCCTTTCGCAAAACCAGCTTCTTGGATAGCAAGTATCGTTGGTGGATTGGCGAACGTATCCGGTTGGTCTAACCCTAACAACAACACACCTTCTTCAAAGATCTCTGTTGAGGCATTTAACCACGTGCAAAATGTTGATGGGCTTGACAACGCCAAGAAACTCGCTCTTTTCGCCGACAACGCTGTTGACGTTCTTCCTGGATTCTCTGGAACCAATACTGATGAGATGGCTATCGCACATGTTGCGCGAATCCCTTGTTTCATCTCAAATTTTTCCTGGTCAGAGTCCCAG